GTAATCTTCACATCGCTCTCCTTACTATGTGTTAATTATAGCACGGAGAGCCCAAACTGTCAAGCGCCGAAGTAATGCTCCTGTGGCTTTTCTGCCACATCTTCATCAGCATCAATACCATTTGTTTCTAGCCAATCGTAGACCATCTCTACTGGGATATCCAGGGTCTTGGCTATGTTCTTCTCTGTCAACCCTTCGATGAACAGTTGCTCAATGTCGTATGCTATTTCGGATAATTTACTCATCATAGGCCTCCTCGCCCATTTCAGTTACTCGTTCTTCTACCACACCCAAGTCAACGATGCGGGCTGTTTGATCCTCATTGCTTACACCCTGAAACGCTGTACGGAATGACTGGAACTCAGCTAGGAAGTCAAACACATCCTCGCGCTCCCAGTTATCAGGTACCTCAAGCTCTTGTGTCAATAGTGTTTCAACTCTAACTGTTTTCATACCAGCTCCTTGTAGTTTAGCAAGGGCCGAAGCCCTCTTTGATTGAAACCCGCTCATCCTGCGCACTCTTCTGGGTTGAGCTTCTTAATAGCTGGGGCAAGCTTCTTCCAGCGTCCACCTGCTTGCTTGTAGAACCACTCGCCTGACTGATAGTCGTCTGCTTTTGAGTACTTGAAGCAGTAGTAATAGTCACTCCATGTGTAGTGATCCTCTGCTTCTTTAAGTGTAGGGAACACTTTGAACTCCACACCTGTCTCGCCTCGGTCACGAGCGTAGTAGGTAGTCATATCACCGTAGAGCTTGTCGTAAGCCTCGTCGTCCATTGGCGTTTCAAGTCGACTAAAGGCGTGCTTCTCACCAATCTCAGGACGGAGCGAGCTAATGTCGCCCAGTGCAATCAAGTTGTTGACTTTAGGGCTTGCAGAGTAGTGCTTCTGCAGAATAGCGCCGTTGTGCTCCAAGTAACCGTCCCAATGACAATAGACTGCGCGAACTGTCTTATTGTGTGGGTTTTGAATAGCGATCATTGAACGTGTACCCATTTGCTCTGCTCCTTTTGTTTAACTTAGCCTATAGTATAGCACCGTTTGGGCTATGCGTCAACCTATTAGCCAACAATCCCTGGCTAGCTCTGTGGTTATTGTTTCCCCACCTATGTAGCCACCTTCAAATCCGTACTTGCTTTCAAGCGTTAGGCTCATACCAGCATAGGTTTTCTTAATGTCTACAATCACACCGCTTTGTTCGATGTCACATTTAAAGCAGACAACATCACCGATTGTAACGGTCTGCCCTTCTACAGTAGCGATTTTCATTATGCGTCCTCGCTTTCGCACTCGCCATCAAACTCCATAAGGCATTCAATAGCATCTGCAACGCGGCTGTGATCCGCAGAGTAGAAAGTAAACTCGCCCAATGTAGTGCGACCGTCACCCTCTTTAATGTATTCAAAGCCACCGTAGTAGTCCAAGCGTGAGCCTGTGTATGCAACGATGCAGTCTTCGTCTACATACAACATACCGCAACGGTCATCCAAGCCCAAACGGCTAGCTGGCTCTTTACGCATACCCTGCACATGACGTGCAACCATATCGTTTACTTCGTCTAGTAGATCTAGTGCTGATGTAAAGTCTCGCATAGTTCGCTCCTTTGTTTAACTTAGCCTATAGTATACTACAATTGGACCCAGCTGTCAACCTAGTGTATGCAATAACCCTCCAATGCATACTAGTATTCCAGCCATGTTAACAATCATCTGTTGTTTATTAGCCACACGCATACTCCATGTAAAGTATAGCAAGCCCCCACCCAGCCCCAGCATTAATTGTAGTACGTGCAACTCGCTAAAGTAGCTCATCACAACGTACATACCAATTAAACAAGCTGTCCCCAGCCATTGTAAAGTACTGTTAATCATTCCATACTCGCCATGCCGTTATCCTGCATACCCTGTTCTGTAAAAAACACAGTATAGCCTAGTAGCTCACTAATAGCTTCTTCAAAGCCGCTGTCTGTGTACATACGCCAGCTGTCTTCTACTTCCGTACCCTCTTCACCGTCTACGTCGTAGTATACGTTAATGCTTTTGTAGTCTTCAAATTCTGTAACACAAATGTCTGTTACAGTTACCTCTGTAAGTGTACAGTCCCAAATGCTGTCGCCTGCTAGCACCACTCGCTCATTGCAAGTGTAGTGCGTAGTAGTGCTGTCGTCATCGCGTGTTGTTTCTTTTAGTGTTAAAGCCATATTATACTACCTCCAACGTGTCAAACTCATGTTTACTAAACACTTCCATATCGCATAGTATACACTCGTCTAGCAAGCGTACCTCACCTGTTTTAGTGTCCTCAATGTAATAGTTCATACAAGTATGTCCGTTATAGCTAGTATTTTCTCCAGCTTCATTTACGTACAATTCCTGTGCTACAACTTTAAAACGCTTTTGCATAGTTTCGCTCCTGTGCATTGTTAAAAATTAATTATACTACACTTTAGCCAAAATGTCAAGCGTCTACTGTAATAACTTCAATGTCTGTTTCCACGTCCGTTAAGCCGTCTTCATGTGCATCCGCTATTAATACGTGCATAGCATCCTCTGCTAGTTCGCGTGTACTATGTGCGCTAATGTTATACATAGCGTTTTCGTCGTCACCCCAACCTCGTGCTTGTACAATGTATACTTTTTGCATGTTCGCTCCTGCTTGTTAACTAAAAACATAGTATAGCACAGCTAGCCCAAAATGTCAACTAGCTGTGCAATAACCCTACACGTTACTCTACTATTACAATGTTGTTTGTACGCAATGTCTGTTTAGCTGTTACAATAACACGCTGTAAATCTGTGCTTAAAGTTTCAGCACACAAATCTCCGCTTACAAAGCTAGCATTGCGCTGTGTAATACTTTCGTTATCGTTTACAAATGCTACAATTAATTTGTATGTGTTAAGTTTTTTGTTAAGTTGCAATTTTGCTTTAGCTACGCACTGTGTAAACATGTTAGTCCTTTTGTTTGTGTATGTGCTTATTATACAGCATTTTGGACTTAGCGTCAACAACCCTACAGGGCGTAGGGTTATTGTGTTTACATGCTCCAGTAGGATTCGCTAGCAGGGCTACAGTAGTAGGGTGTGTCGTAGCGTTCCTTAAACTCACCCCCACCCATAAGGTTCTTTTTGGTTACATAGGTCTCATGGATAGCATAGCGAAAGCCCTGCGATGCCCTCCATGTGTGCTTGACTGTATGCTCCAACATAGATAGGTTGCCTGTATCATAGTCTACCTTTGAATACAGGCGCTCGCCCGCCTTAGTACGAGCATCCTTCTTATAGATCTCTACTGTATACATACCCTGCTCCTTAATAAAAGTCTGCAAATACAACGTTAGGATCAATGCTGACCAATTCTGCGGCCGCACGGTTAAGGAATGCTGCCTTCTTCTGCAGAGCTGCCCCACGGATCTCACCATCACAAGTAAGGTTCTCTGGGCTCATGTCCGCATCCAAACAGCTGGCAAGTTCCTGACGATCAACAGCACTCAACAGGCTCAATGCTGGACGGCTAAAGATCTTACGGAATGCATTCTTGTTGTCTACATACTGCTCAATAGTACTAGTGTTCATATTCGCTCCTGTGTGTAGTTAAGTTAGTATTATAGCAGACCTACCCTGGGCTGTCAACCTAGCGTAGATCTGTATACAGCGGGGCCTACATGTACTGATCGTTAAGTGATGGCCCAAACAACTTTACCAGCTCACGCTCGTATGCGTAGGCTTCTGCACGCCCGCGAATCACCGTGATGACCTTGTGTTCCCAATCGGTCCAGTTGCCCGCCCGCATATAGTTGTAGATCACCCAATCACGATCCTCATTACGAGCACGTGATACATGCTTACGCCAACGTTCCTTGACGGCCTTGTTGACTGTAGTAGAGCCCTTACGAGTCAATCCAATGTAGTCCTCACCGTTATGAGTAGCTACATAGATCACATAGTTAGAGTCCTTACGGGCTGTGCGCTTTGTTTTCATCATGTCATAATTATAGTGCCAAACGCTTCCCGTGTCAATAACCCTACAAGCACTAGGGCATTTGACAGGCTAGCCCAAACCTAGTATAATTAAGGGGTCGAACAGAGGGGGGTGGACGCGACCGCTGCCTGCTATTTTGATCCAAAAAAATACCCTGGTTGACACAAGGGTTATAGATGATTTAGGTTATTTTGAAATGGTTTCTGGACTACACAGATCCCAATACATGTTCCAAATACTCACATGCTTCCTCATAAACATCAAAGATCTCATATTCACACTGTACTGAGTCCTCACTATACTTGAATATATGCAAGCGTCTATTACTCATATTCATAGTGACACTTACAGTATAGTTACGATCACGTACATATACATGAGCAATACTAACCATAGGATTGATGTTTTCCATATAGTATTTAACAGTCATCGAGTATATACAGGCGGTTAGGCTACTTGGTACTGTACTGTATAGTGAGGGGGGTGATCTATCTTGTGGCATTGTGTAATATTGTGTGAAATAGATCACCCCACCTTGCTTATACGGTTCATACGCGGGGCCAATGTGGCTAAAAAGTGTAGAAAAGTGTGGCAAAGTGCAATAAAGTGTGACAGAATCTAGATAATAAGTCATAATCAAGGGTGGGGCCATGGTTCTATAGGGTGTAGAAACGGTTCGGCTCGTGGTCGAGACAGGCATAGTTTAAATGAATACTCAGTATAGCCACTAGTCAAACCCTTAACAGCGGGGCCTACTGTGTAAATACAGTTGTTATACTACAAGAGGAAGCGCAAGCTTCTTCCTACGGGAGCGAACCTATGTATATACGTTGCTATAAGTCACGAGCTGACTCAGCAGTAAAAGAACAATTATGGAATCTAATCAAACAGGGCGAGCAAGGCTGGCATGCTGATCATATAGCTTATGCACTATTCTGGATGCCCGAACGACTAGCCACACTAGCGTTTTTAATTGATTCCGGTCTAGAACCCTACCCAAAAGAAGACTATATTGTATAACGTGCGATCACGTACAGCGGGGCCATACATATACACTATACTGCACTATGTATAGCACGTATGATTATATATTCTACTGTGCCCAATACTACTAGTGCTAGATATACTTTGACTATAAGCCAATGTTCTTTATTCATCTTCATATGCTTATATAGCGTAGTCTTTAGAGACGCTCAAACTCATTGACTTGACGCTCGTGCTACTGTATAGTATTGTGTGTATATACACATATCCAGTACGGTTCCTTATATGGACTAACCAATGCGGCTTATTGTATATAAGGATAGATTATTATGCTCACTACTATGACTACTCATGCACACGTTGTACTCACTATACTTGTTGTTACTAGTGTTGTTATAGTCAATTGGCTTATTGTATATCGGAGATAACATGACTAGCTATACTGTACACAAGGTACTTACACATAATAGTATGCAATTACTGTTAGTACAAGGACGCGAAGGCAACTCAATGGAACTGTGTGTATACAATGAGCACACGGGTAATACTGCCATGAGATTATGCTCGCCCACAATAGAAGAATTTGAACGAGCCATTGAGCTGATTAAACGTGGACAGGATTAATCGTTTTTTTAGGGCTTGGTATCAACCCGAGTATCATATGGCCCGTGAAGACTGGCTGTACTGTGGAGCATTACTACTGGGTAGCGTTATAGCTTTTGGGCTAGGGCTTGTTTTGGGCTTGCTGTGGACTAGGTTTATCTGAATACACGCTATAGTGTACACGACAGTAAGCAGAGAATAAGGGTTTCTTATCCGAACGATATGAGCCCAACCATTGTGTAAAATGCCCACATCCTTGACGGGCGCATAGTTGAACTGATTGTGGGATTAGCTTGCTCATATGTGTATTTATAGACGTCTCGAAGTTAGTCTGACGGCGCTACGGCGGACTAACCTGAGCAGAACAGGCGCACCCTCGCTACAAAAATTTTTTCGCGCACCGCTTCGCGGCTCTATTGGCATATCGCGCTCGCATTTTGGGCTATTGACAAGTGCCAATATTAGTGTTATAATACTCTTATACACTTACACAGGAGTCATTATGCAGGCTATCGTTGAAACTACTGGGGGCTTGTTTCCCGCACACACTTATCTAGTAGATGGCAATAATCTTGTTGCTTATATACGTGTAGGCACTACCAAACCATTTTTCTTTAAACAGCCTATCAAAGGCTTTGATCGGCGTGGGCGTAAGTTTGAACCGACAACGGCTAGCCCATTTAATAATTGGGCCAAGTTGCTTAAGGCGCATATTGATGTTGCCGAGCCAATAGCTGTCACTAGACAAGTAGTGGGCTCTAAGGGTGAGATATATACTGTAGACCTCGATGCTAAGACCTGTACTTGTGCAGGATTTACATTTAGGGGGTCTTGTAAACACACTAAGGACTTGTAAATGAGTAATGGTATACATTCACATAAGGTTACTGCGGTACGTCCCGGCGATGTAATGCGCCACGCAGAGCTAGATCAAACTGTGGACGTTATTGGAGTTAAGGGCAACTGGGTAGAGTTTGTAGATCGTCAAGCGTTCAATAGCCTACGCTATCTAGAAGAAGACGTGTTTGTCGAAGCGTTTCGCTGGGTACGTAATAGCCCGGTTATCTACAGCACGTGGGCTGACAAGCGTGGGGATATGCTAGCCGAAGCTAGACAACAGGGTATTATGGTACCTAGAGAGTTTAGTGCTTAACATACTACGAGCTGGCTATGTTATGAAAGGCCGGCATGAGTGGTATGGTGCAGACACCCTGGCCCTGTTAGTCTAGACAACTGGGCTCATTTAATACGTGGGAAATTATAAAGTTCGAACGTGGCCAGCTTCAACAGCTTCAATTAGGCCAGTCCAATCATTAGCACCCTGAAAGTTAGATTCAGATAAGCGTCGAGCAAAGCTGTTGGCCAGCTGTTGTGCTTCATGAGCATTAGAAGGCTGTGCGCCCATTAACTGTAGTTCACGTTGAGTTATATTAGCTGTGATGCTGTGGGCTTTGATAATGTATTCTTCCATGATTGCTCCTGTAGAGTATTTATCGCCATACTAGTTGACTTTGCAGTCTGCGAGCCACATAATACACTATCGGAGATTACTATGATTAAAGGATTACAAGGCGTTACTGGTATAACAGTATCGGGCGGCAACACTAGTTTACCTTACGTTGGCCCAAACTCAAGCAACCCTATGACGGGTATGATACGTATCAACAACACTGAACTAGAAGTGTTTAACGGATCAAATTGGCAAATGATATCTAGCAGTTACGCAACAGTAAGTCTAGATCAAGATGTCCTGGACGTAATACAGTGGGCACGTAAAGAGCGTGATCGACACTCAAAACGCCAAGCTCTAATTAAAGACAATCCAGCCCTACAAAAAGCCCTAGAGTCTATTGAACGAGCAGAAGCCAACTTTGATATCCTAGCTAAGTTTGTGGAAAACGATCGTGTCACAGTCTCCGGAACCTAATGTACCCAAACTGATACGAGAGTATTTGGACGGGTTTCACGGGCATTATAAAATTCCACGTCATTGTCCAGAAGAAGAAGATGTAAAGGAATGGCTCAAACAAACCGGAGCCCAATTTAGATATTGGATCTATTACAAAGGGCATGTTAGTGACAGCTACGGTGTAGTCAATATCAAAGATCCCAAGTGGTGTACACTATTTGAGCTACGTTGGGCACATTTGGTTATCGGCACAGTTGACAGACCTAGATCGTGAGTGTAAACTGTTAACTAAACAACTTCTGGAATCTATGATGAACTTTAGACATTGGCTGTCGGAAATGTGGCTCAACCACAAAGACGAGTATATCGATATTGGACAAGCGGTTCCAGAAGCTGACCTCGCCCAATACTTTCAGAAATACAAGTATTGGCTCAAACGTGAATATAGACATCAACAAGGATCTAACAATGGATAAGTTTATCAACTGGTATCGCGATTACTACACTGAGATTACATGGTTTGTAATCGGCATTTTGTTTATCAACTTTTTGGAAGATATGGCTCGAGAAAACTTCTCAGGAGCTCTGCTCAATGCAGTCTTAATTGCTGTAAACTATATGTTCTGGAAGCAGGATAATGTTTGATAGTATCTACATATTACTAGCCGCACTATTTGTCAAACACTGGTACATTGACTTTGTTAACCAAAGCTCAGAGGAAGTAGCAGGCAAAGGCATTTACGGCAATGCATACGGATTGATGCATTCAATCAAACACGGTGTTGCCACCTTCCTGATCATGTGGTACTTTCTAGCTAATTGGCCTTTGGCTGTTATTGTTGGCTTCATTGACTTTGTCTTACACTATCATATTGATTGGGCTAAGATGAACATCAACAAGCGTTGGGGTTATACTGTAGAACAGCCTGCTTTCTGGGCTTGGCTAGGTGCTGATCAATTGGCACACTCATTAACATATCTTGCATTGGTTTGGTTAGTTGTATGAAGATGTATATTTGTATTAAAGACACAACACCCGTTGGTATGGCTATGAATGCCGCGGCCCATGCTGGGTTGATGTGCCACTTGAACTTTAGTGAAGATGAAGAATATCGTACTTGGCTAGATAATTCATTTAAAAAAGTTACTTGCTCGGTTACACCTGCAGAGTTTGCCATGTGCAAGACTGTAGATGAGCATGTGATTGTAACAGAAAGCCGCATGGACAATGCTGAATTGGCTATCGTTCTTAAGCCTCGTGCAGACCAAGACTGGCCTGAGTTTATCAACCTACTGAAGCTGTGGAAATGAACGAGCGCATTAAAGAACTAATGCGGGAAGCAGACTATCCTGCTCCCGAGATTGCTAAACGAGCACAGGTTTTATGTGATTTGATTATCAAGGACAATATCCAAACATTAATCAATAACGGCTATGATGATGCGGCTAAATGCTTGCACGATGTACACTTTGGAATGGACGATGCAGTATGACAGCAGTAAAGAAGGACCCGCCAGAGCATAAAGATAAGCTAGGGCGTAATATTAGTGTAGGTGACTTTGTTGCTTACCCTATTCGCAATAGTCTCGAGTTTGGCAAGGTGATGAAGCTGAACAACAAGATGGTAGGGGTGGTTCCAGCAGTTAGCAAGTACAAAATTTATGGCAACACCAACAAGTATCCACAGGATCTAGTTCGATTAGAAGCACAGGATATGACTTGGTACATTTTAAAGAACTCAGCATGAAAATTAAATTTGATAAAGATACAATGCCCGATGAGCTATACAATGCTCTCCTGCAACACTTTGTTAATGAAGCAGTTGGATTAGGTGTAGAAGTTAATAAGTTTACACAGTTTGAAAATTGGGTAGTTGAATGCGACGTTGACGCTAAGGCATCAGTACACTAATGAATCCTAAATACCTTTACACAATCCGTTGGACACAGCCGTATGCTACCCAACACCTACGCCCATACTTGCGACAACTACAAGAGCAAATGGAAATGGTAATTGACAAGTATCTGGAAGAATCTACTAACTATCCAGAAGCCAAAGCTATTATTGATAAGATTAAATCATTATGATTAACTTTAATTTTAGCCTACGTAATCCATTTAGTCAGCAGTTTAAGAACTTATGGAGTTATTGTTCTAGCACTCCATTCGAATATAAGTTTATAGAGTTGCAATTATATAAAGACTCTAGTATAATTGCTGTAGACTTTATGTGGACTATACGACAAAGTCATTCGGGTTTAAGATTTGAACTTGGACTATTTGGTTACTGTTGTGAATTTAATTTTTATGACAGTCGCCATTGGGATTATACTACAAATGCCTATCAACACTACAAAGATTAAAGAGATATCCGAACAGGCTAAGAAACAAGTGCCACACGGGCTTGGCGTAGACAAGTGGATTGACACATACAATGAGTTGTTCGCCGAGTTGATTGTAAAAGAATGTATGGAACTTGTTGAAGATTATCAAAAGCAAAGAACACACACTACTTGGTACAATGCGGCTGAACAGATTAAACAAAACTTTGGAGTTGAATAATGTTAGAATGTCTAATACTTGGAGATAGTATTGCAGTTGGAGTAGGGCAAGTCCGTACGGAATGTGTTACCTATGCTAAGAATGGCATTAACAGTTACAACTATGTCAATCGGCATGTGCTACACACTAACGGCAATACACAGGCTAAGACTGTAATCATCAGCTTGGGTAGTAATGATACCAAAGACCTTGATACTTATGAAGAATTGAATACCTTACGGCAATTGGTTAAAGCTGATCGTGTATATTGGATCATGCCTAATATTAAAGAGTCAAAGCGTAGAGCTGTATGGATGGTAGCACAAGATTATGATGATCATGTTATTGATGCACGTAAACATGAGCACAGTCCAGATGGTGTACATCCAACCTACAAAGGTTATAAGTCAATAGCACAAGAAACAAAGTAATGGAACACGTTAAAGTAGGCATGTTTAATTTGCCCGGCCTAAAGTTTGAAAAAGGAAAGTTGTCTGTTGAGTTGCTCAACGAGATGGAACAATGGGCCCAACAGAATCATTGCGGTTATCGTATGAATGATTGGTTATGGTCCTTTAAATCTGAAGCACAGCGTGATTGGTTTATCCTGCGTTGGAGTGATGCTATACCCAAAGAGGATGTAGAGCAATGACAACTCCTTACAAGTTTAAAGGTCGTGGTACTATACAGATTACTGGACGTCAAACTGGTAAAAGCATACTGAACAACATGTTTAGTGGGCAGGCATTGCAACGGATTGTAGACGATATTATGGAACGCCCTGTTGAAGATCTAGTGCTAAGTCGAGGTACAGTTTATGGCGCACGATATTATACTGTAGAGCCAATAGGCGGTAACTGGAAGGATATGGAAGAATGGTGCGGGGAAACGTTCGGCCCAGGTAGCACTCAGGTGTGGCAACACGATATAGCAAAGGCCCCTGCACCTGAGCTACGTTGGTATATGAATAATCGTAAGTTTTGGTTCCGTAATGAAAAAGATCGTGATTGGTTTATCCTAAGGTGGCGCTCATGAAAGTATGGGAAGATAAAGTTACAATTGATTGCTGGCATAATGAACACCTTGAACGGCGTTGTCACCCTGCTTGGATGAAGATGGTAGATAGTATTGATGAGAGCTTGCCACACGACGGATATGAGCGTGAAGTGAATAAAATACTAAAAAAATATAAGGCTAAGATGATTCGCCCTAGTACCTATCCGCATTACATGCGATTTCCTAACGAGAAGATGGCTACTTGGTTCCTATTGGAATGGTCATGACACTACGAGCAGTTAAGGGCGGATGGATTAACGTAGACCTAGAAGGGCAGACTATGGTTACACAAGAACGCAAGAGCAAATACAAGCATAAGGTTATCTTTAGCCCTATGCAGATTGATGACGAGCATTGTGAAATCCAGGAATGGTGTACACAAATGTTTGGCCCAGGCGGCCGCAGTAAGAAACTACGCTGGCGCTACGGCTGGACTGAAAAGGCCAACATCTACTACTTTAAAAGTGGCAAAGATGCTATGATGTTTACATTGAGGTGGTCATGATTAGAAACGAGCAAGAATTCTTTAACACATTTGACATGCAAGTCCAATTGAGTCGTCGTAGACTACGCAGGATAGATCGTGCTAGTCTTAAAGTAAACGCATGGGACTATAATATTAGTGATGCGGCTATGTATCAATCTACAGCTACACACTCTATCGAAGAAGTAGAATGTGTTGATGTCCTGATGCCCAAAGATAGACTAGCACACTTGATAGCCTATGTACAAGAGACTGAAGCTAGGAATGTTCAGCACGAGACTGATAGACAATTAATAGCTCAGTATGAAAGAGATAGGGTTGTTAGACTAAAGTATCCTGCGGTAGAGAAGGCATATCAAAAGTATGTGACTATGCTGGAGCTTTGTCGCAAATGACTAAAGAGCAACGTAACCAATACTGGGGAGCTCTACATGCTGTCCGTAGCGAATACAGAGAAGCGGTAGGTGATAATATAGGTGTAACAGGTCCTACATTGCCACACTGGGTAGAAGAGAAATATGGCTTGCGTATGGGATTAGACGGGCAAGGTAACTACACACAACAGTATTATGTAGTTGATCCAAAAAGATTTATGCTCTTTCAAATTAAATATTATAAATGAATATACAAGATCAAATAATAAACGATATGGGCAAAGCAATGTCCGATGAAATAGACTTTCAAATACTATCAGACATGTTAGTTGGAATAGGTTGGCGTAAGGTCGTCCTTAGCCCAATGTCTTGGGAAGATGGCGCCGAAGTAGACCTATGGTGCGAAACTAATGTCAAAGGTAACTTTGAAACAATGGGCCTTGTATGGGTCTTTGAAGATGAAGAAGATGCTAACTGGTTTGCATTGAGATGGTTATGATGCCACTACACAGCGATTTATTAATCGAGCATGAGTATTATGTCGTTGAAGTTAACGATGTTCGAATTGTCTATGAATGGCTAGTTGAAGCATTTGGGCCTGCAGGCAAGCGTTGGTTTAGTAGTGATAATAAGATATACTTTAGAGATGAACGAGATTACATTTGGTTTGAGCTTGGGACATAATGGCATTTAGACAACCACCTGACAATGGCCCTGTAGCCGTCCCATTCAAACCTACGATTGAAAACAAGTATATTGTTATCAATGATAAGGTACATGAAATCAAAAAAGTTATTGTACATCAATTCATAATGGGCGATGTAGATGATCCAGACCTATATGCCTCTCAACCAATTTATGAATGGCAACAAAGTGAAATGGGTAAATGGGTAATGGAACGTGCTGTAGATACCCCTGAATGGCACAGGCATATTGATCATACTACATACGGATATCGATATGCTATTGTTGCCAAAATGAAAGACATTGACTATACCTTTTGGCAACTCAAGTGGAGCAATCAAGTTGACAGGGGTCGTGCATAGCTGTATAATAAGCTATGACAGAAACGATCTTCTACATCAAAAAAGGCCGCAGGTACATTCCGCACAGTTCATACAGTCCGGAGTTCTGCGATAGCTTTCCAAAAGGTACACACTTAGTACAATCGTATCCTGGCGGCAGTAGACGTAGATACAATATTGATCCTGCGTATGCTCCTATGATTGCCGCCGGTCGGGTTGCCGAAGATGTTATCAGTCGTAAGATCATGGATGCTACATCAATGCGTCCAAAACAAACTCCGTTATCGCAAGAGCAAAAAGATGCATGGGAACATTTGATTAATGTGTTTGGAGACCAAGCTCGTTGCCTTGAATGGCCTAGCGCCAGAGAAGCTGCCGAAGCCGCAGTAGAAGCAATGACACATGAAGCAGAACATTTGTTGGAAAACCCAACGGTGCGTAAAGCATACGAGAAGTTTTTATTTGTAGCAGAACTAACTAAGGAACACAAAAATGCAAGTGAGAGTTAAAGAAGATGCCAGCGAGTTTGGCAAGTGTGGTTGTGGCCGCAGTCCAACTGGTAAGTGCATAGGTTGGCATGGCTTTACAGAAGAACAATTAGCAGAAGCTAAACGAGTTTGGGATTTAGATCAATATATGAAACAAGCACAGGATCTTTGGTCCGATAGCTGTACAACTCCAAGAAAGGAAAACTAAAATGGAAACAAATGAAAACACAGTAGTTGAATGTGGCTGTGGTCGCAGTCCAACTGGCAAGTGTATTGGATTGCACTCATTAGATGAGCAAACATGGGTTGAAGGTAAAACCCAAATCCTTGCTAACATTGCAATGGGCCGAGGGAAGATTGGCATTGAAAAGCCAGTTGGAGAACCTGAATGAAATGGCTAGACACTTGGCTATATACCAAAGTACGTGACATGTGGGACAACCGCGACAAATATGAAGCGGATCGAGATTACAAAGAATCAAGGGCAATGAAAATGAGTTTAGTAGGCGCACAAACAGCAATGACAATCGATCGTGGACGCCCAGAAGGCGAAGATCGTATTACATTTGAACTTACATCCGCAGTTGGCGGTCGCATTCTTAATGTACGCAGATATGATCAACGTAAAGACTATCACGATGCTACAACCTATGTTATCCCTAGTGGAGAAGATGTAGGTGCAAGAGTAGCGAAAATTTTGAACTTAGAATTGCTTAAATAAACTATCCAACGGAGAATCTTATGGACTATATCATCTATATCGTTTTAGGCGTAGTAGCATTTTGGTTGGGCTGGCATGCCCGTGCTATTGTCTTTATGGCTAATCTTAGCATTGATCCAGATAGGACAATCAAAATGTTGGAAAAGATTAGAGAGATTAATGCGGCCAAAACCGAAGAAGAATTGGATAGTATTGTTTCAAACCAAATGAATGCTGTTGAAGTTGAACCCGAGCAAGTCAAAGGTGTGTGGTACGCTTATGCCAAACCGACTGGACAGTTCCTTGGACAAGGTTCAAGTTTGGAGGAAGCACTCACACAGGCTGCAAACCGTTTTCCTGATAAGAAATTTTGGTGTAAAACAATCGAGCAGGTTAGCCAGACTGCTTGATTTATCAGCACAGTTGTATTACAATAGTAACACGTTGGTGATACGCACCGACAAAATTACAAAGGAAACAATATGAAATTTTTCAATCCAGAAACTAAGACTTATAAGATTTTTAACGCATTGTACAATGGCGACACATTGACAGCTTCACAAGCTGAAAAGCGTTTTGGTGTTAAGAACATCAGCGCAGAAGTTAGCCGCATCCGTTCAAGCGGTTATGCTGTTTACGCTAACTCACGTAAAGCAGGTAACGGTGTTCAAGTAACTGAATACGTTATGGGCAAGCCATCACGTGAAATCGTAGCATTAGGCTACAAAGCTAAGGCAATGGGTATCACTCTTTAATTAGAGCTTACTTAGTCAAAAGCCCCTATACGGGGCTTTTTCTTTTTATAAGTACACAATGATAGATACACTTTTTAAACCTACCCTCGAATGGATCAAAGATGATTGGCGCAGTAACAAATTCCGTTTTTTACTTGAAGTATTGGCTTGGGCAATCTCAATTGGCTGTAGCCTCACTATGGCTATCACTGTCCCCAATCCGCCTTTGCTTGCTCTTTACCCTGTTTGGATTTCTGGTTGCGCTATCTATGCTTGGTGCGCTTATACTAGGAAATCATTTGGCATGCTGGCTAACTACATCTTGCTAACATCTATTGATACCGTTGGACTTATAAGGATGATACTGCAATGAGACCAAAAAATATAAACGAGCCATACATTGGACAACAATGGACTACCCCAGAAAGTACCAAATTTGAAGTTGTCGATTTAATTATTCAAGAAGACGATGCTTGGATAGAGTATGAAAACACCCAAACCAAAAATCGCTATAGTTGCCGTTTGGAAGCCTTTAGACATAGGTTTACTCCAATCGCCGAGTAACTTGACCTAGTCGCATATATGTAGTATAATACATATATGCGACTAATTGTCATATTGTTTACACTAAATGCATTATCGGGCTGTGCCGCTTATACAGTGGCCAGTATCGGTACCTTTGCGGCTACTGGAAAAAGTATTGGAGACCACGGAGCAAGTTTGGCTTCAGGTGGAGATTGCAATAGCATTAAACATTTGATAAATGGACAATACTATTGTGAAATGCCAGTAGTGTATAATCGAAACCCGTTCTAACAAAGAAAGTATATAATGATTAATCTTTACGCATACAGTTACCCGGCCGCAATTAAAAAGTTTTCAGACGACGGCTATACATTGCTCAAATTAGGCGATAGTCATCGTGACATCGAAGTTCGAATTAACGAGCAAGGTAACTCTGCTGAGTGGGAAGAAAAGATTATTATCGGGTCTTGGAATAACTTACAAAAGATTAAACGTGATCACGATGTTCATGAAGTATTAACTAAGCGTGGCTTATGGCACTCGGGTAAGCACAAAGGTACTGAGTGGTTTAAAATTCCAGGTAATAGTGTCGAAGAAGCCTACATATATTTGGATGCGTTGATCGCAGAGTTTGAAGGTAAACGTATCCGTAAGTCAGTTAAACTTCGATCACTACAACAAAAAGCTCTAAACAAAGCAATGTCATATATCGACAACGGCGGTTTTGATGTTAGTATTATTGCTAACCTTTGTCCACGTTTTGGTAAAACATTGTGGGCATTATCATTGTTTAATGCAATACACCAAAAGTACGGTAACCGAATTATGTTGTTGCCAGCCTATTGGCTTAGTGTACATAGCTCATTTGTAAGTGAGTTAACCGAATATGACGACTTCCTAGATATTGTTCAAATTGATGTATCTGCTGACGATGCTCGTGAACGTGCTATTGATGCTATCAGTGCCGGCCAGCGTATTCTAATCCCAATGAGTTTGCACGGTGACTTAGAAGAATGGAAAACTAAACATGCCTGGATTGCATCCATTCCAAATGCAGATGGCTTCTCGTTTGCAGATGAAGGCGACTTTGGAACACATACAGAAAACCAAGTAGCTAAACTAGACTACATTTTTAAAACACAGTCTGATCCTGTACAAGGTCGTAAATTTGTTCGAGTTTATGCTAGTGGTACTAACGTACAACGCCTTGCTCGTTGCTCCCCAGATATTAACGGTGTTATCTATACCGCCTACAGCGAGTTAGAACAAACTGAGCCTGGCATTATTCGCCGTAAGTTTTTCTGTACACAAGTAGACTCTCTTAAACAAGAAGTAGAAGCACTGGATGAAAAGATTCAGCCTAGCTGGATTAAGATTTGGGACCGTCCGCTATCTAATAAAGCATTTGTTGGTAAATTGCTACAGGCACTGACAGGTGAGGATTCATTGCGCCCAGAAATTAATCTAAGCGAAATGACTGGAGAAACTATTGATTGTTTCATGTTGTTGGTTAGTGCTAACAATAAAGAAATGAAACAAATTTATGAAATTGCTGAACGTGAAATTCCAGAATGGCATGTAAAGGTACTCAACGGTGAGTTTACCAGCAATCGCAACGCTGAGTTTGAAACTAAACGTGAAATCAACGAGGCCCGCATTGCAGGTAAGAAAGGTGTAGTAATTATCGCTAATCAAATGGGTTCACGTAGTTATAGTATTCCTGAGATCCAAGCTACTGTTATTGCATATGATCGCGGTAGTGTTGATGCTACAGTTCAAAAGGTTAGCCGTTGCCTGACACCGGGCAATACTTATAGTGGAGAAGTTAAGACACACGGGTATATTGTAGATTTGAGTTTTGATCCTAACCGTGCTGAGAATATTGAACGTTTGATTTTAGAAGAAGCTATCCAAGTACAGCGCAGTGACGATATTGATTTTACTAGTGCTGTTCGATATGTGTTAACTAGTATTGACTTGTTTAAAATAAACGAGTTTGGTTATGCTGAGGAAATAACAGAAGAAGATATGTTTAGGATCCTTGGCGATAATGAAAACTTGTTGCGTGTCGCAGATGTTGCTGTAGATGTAGTAGCGGCAGTCCAGTCTGGATTATTTGATATTCTTGCAAATGTAAACGCATCAGGTAAGCTCAGTAACTCTAAAAAAGAAGTTGTTGGTGCTGATGTAATCAATGCAGTTACTAAAGGTGGTAGCTTAGATAATAATACACTTACGGATAAAGATAAAAAGAATATTGAAAAGATTATCAACGATGCTATTCGATCATTAAACATGAGTGCGACTAGCGTATATGATCTAGCCAATGATGGGCATAGTTATCGAGAGTGTTTAAAAGTAATTGATTCAAACTCAGATTTAAACAATGAATTCCAATCGCTGTTTGGTATCAGCGCAGGTGATGCAATTACCTTAGTTGATAATCGTGCGTTGAATGAAGCTATATTAGACGTTATCGTCCAAAATAGTAAAACGATTGACAACATCTTTGCTTGATGTTATAATAATTATATTACAGTAAATCGGAGAACGTGTTGTCAAACGCAATGAAATTTGTTACGGACTTATCCAAAGGCATCTTAGGTGTTTCGGATAACGAGTCTATGTGGGCAGATATTGTTGCTCATATTCCAGATAATATACTGTTAGATCCTACTAAACTCATTTTAAATATTTGTTGTGGCCATGGTACTGAAGCTGATGTAATTGTTAAAAAGATGAGTGCATTGGGCGTTAGCGATGTTGAGATACAGCGTCGATTATATTTGTTAGACAAGTACAATGTCTTTACAAACAGGGCCAAGCGAAAAGGTTACACTAATGTAATCACTGCTGATTTAGTAGAATGGACTCCGCCTGTAAAATTTGATGTAGTAATAGGAAATCCCCCATACCAAGATGCTGACGACTCGGGCGGTGCATTGTGGGCAACCATTGTGACTAAAGTATTTGATGAGCTAGTTAACGATGGCGGGTATGTTGCTATGATACATCCTCCTACCTTTATTGGTAAACATCTTGCATCGGGCCGTGGCAAAAGTGATTACACTTGTTTTGCTAAGAATCAAATTCATTACTTACATTTGTTTGACACTCTTGAAAAAAACAAATACTTCCCTGGAGTAGGTACTCGAGTCTGTTGGTATGTTGCATCTAAACAAACCCCGACAGCACCAACTACCATTGTAGGATACGATCAAGATACTACATTTGAATTTGATGTAGACTTTAAAACAACTCAAACTTTACCAACTGTAATTAATAAGTTGTCTATGAGCATACATAATAAACTGCTTGCTAGTCAAAGTTTAAATTTTAAACAGCGTCGCGAACTGCATTATCATACTATGAAAATAAGAAACTTAGTTAGTGATAATGAAACTAAAACTCATTTGTATAAAAGTTATTTTAGTCACAAAATTATTAGGTATGCTAGTTTTCAATTTAGCGACTACAAAGCAATCAAACTTATGGTTCCGCAAACATCTACAATTGACAAGTCGTTTGTAGAAGCAAACTGTAATGTCAGTGAAGACTTATTTTATATTATTTGTAAAACACAAAAAGAAGCGGTTGCTCTACAGCAATTTTTAAAATCAGATCTTGTAAAATATATTGGTAAACTTTATCGTCCTGGTAGAAACTTAGGTGCCCTATTAGGTGCAGGTATTATTCCAGAACCTACAGTAACTATCAAATGGACACAAGAAGAAATTGATTATATAAATTCTATTGCCAATCCAAGCCTCATAAATACCCAGTGAGGTAGCTATGAAAATACTAATAACAGGCCATGAAGGATTCATTGGCCGCAATATGCTTGCCTGGTGTGCCGCTGAAGAAGGATGGCATGTAGATGGATATGAATGGCATCCTATACATCGTCCTGATGTAAGTTCTTATGATTGGGTAATACATTTAGGTGCTATTGCCGATATGACTTGCACTGATGTTGAAGCTATAATGAAACAGAATTTAGAGTTCAGTCAGTGGCTATTCAACGAGTGCAATATTCACGGTGTAAACTTACAATATGCTAGCTCAAGCTCTGTGTATGGCGATACTAAAGATTTTAGTGAACTTGCACCTTGCCAACCACAGACTCCTTATGCGTGGAGTAAGTATCTATTTGATCGTTGGGTATTCCAACAACCTGTAAACATCTATGTACAAGGGTTCCGCTATTTTAATGTATATGGTAAATGGATGCACCTCCGCGGTAGTCGTGCTAATGCTATTGTCAAATGGCGTAAACAAGCACAAAAAGAAGGCAAGATTACAGTATGGGAAAATGCTGAACATATCTACCGCGACTGGACATGGGTAGGTGATGTTTGCCGTTTACATATAGACTTTATTAAAACTGTTAATGGTTCAGGAATCTGGAACTGTGGAGCAGGTCTTGCCCATAGTTTCTTAGATATTGCAGAAGAAATAGCAGAACAAGAAGATGTGGAAATAGAATACATTCCTATGCCTGATGTTGAAAAACAACGTATGCGGCACAAAACTAAGGCTGATTTAGCACATCTTAAAGAAACTGTAGGTAAACGCAAGTGGTTAAATGTATTTGAATTCCTAGCACAGTAGCGTTAAGAATAAATACTTAACTATGAGATTACATGAATTTGAAGAACAATTTTGCAAAGATTGTGGCGGCAGTTTAGCCGAACACGGCAAAGCTAGTCGCGCATTATGTTTAAGTCGCAAGCCAGACGATGATTTAGGTGCAAGTATGCTTGCATCATGCAAGTCTCAAGGACTACGTGCCCGCGATGGCGAGAAAAGCCATAAGCTAGGCAAAACAAAAAAGAGTCGCATTAAAGTAGGCGGACATAAGATTAAGGGCAACAAATACGGCGGCCCATTACCGGATTGGAGTTAATATGCGTTTTAAAGAATTTATAACAATTAATGAGGCTGTTGACTTTGATGTAATGTCTTTACAAAGAGAACTGCTAGCCAAAGGTGCAGACTTAGGGCCGTTTGGTCCTAAAGGTGACGGCATTGATGGATTGCTTGGCCCGTATACTAGACGTGCCGCAGAGAAGTTTCCAGAAATTGCTAAGAAATATAAAGATGCCCTAGCTCAACCAGATGCTCCAAGCGCCGCTAAGGTTGGATCTGGTGGCCCTATTGTAGGCAAACAAGAAAGCGGAAAGTATTACGTTGACCCTAAAGAAATAGTACACTACTTGCACAGCCAAGGACTTGATAAAAATTCAATCGCAGGCTTGTTAGCAAATGCAAAAGCTGAAAGCAGTTTTAACGCTGGAGTATATGTAGCTAACGATGTTAACGGTCCAGGCGGTGGCCTATTTGGATTCCATGATACATTTGATGGCCGAGTACATAATTTTACCGATATGGTTAAAGCATGTGGCGGCGAAGACAAGTGGCAACAAAACTGGAAGGGACAATTAGATTACGCATTATCTGCATCTAAGTATCCCAAGAAAGGATTTGCATCTCCAAGTGAAGCCGCTAACTGGTTTGTTAGAAACTACGAGCGTCCTGCTAAGGTAGATATACAAGCCGCAATCAGAAGCCGTGACGCAGAACGATACGCCTAATAAATATCTGCATGAACTTAATAGGCAATTTATTAATCGCTCCACCAGCGGTCAAAGGTAACTTCTGGCATAAAACAGTTATCATGGTCACCGAACATCACACTCAAGGTAGTGTAGGCATTGTAATAAACAAACGCAGTGAGATGAGTATTAAAGAGTTTGGTGAACAGCTAGGCTTTGATTTAGATATTCCAGGCTTTGTATACTTAGGTGGCCCTATAAATGTTAAGAGTTTAAGTTTCTTACACAGCAATGACTGGGGTTGTAAGAACACAATGCGTATCAATGAGAACTTTAGTTTAAGCTCTGCAGATGATATATTACCTAGGCTAGCAATGGGCGATCATCCAGAACATTGGAGATTGTTTTTAGGTATGGCAGGTTGGGCGCAAGGACAACTGGCTAATGAAATGAAAGGGACTCCTCCATTTTCACATACTAACAGTTGGCTAACAAGTACAGCCGATATTGATCTAGTTTTTGGCAATGATAACAAAGAACAATGGTGCAATGCTATTGATCGTTCAGGCCAAGAGTTTGCTCAAAACATGTTGGCATAAATAGAATTTGAGTGTATAATATATACTTCATAGGTTGGGTCTGTAACACAACTAAAAGAGGTTAAAAGTGTCAGCTACTCTACTGCTAAACGCAGACGGCATGCCCGTTTCATACATGCCGCTATCAACCCTTACTTGGGAAGATGCTATCAAATATATGGTTTTGGACAAAGCGGATGTCCTGGCTTATCACGACAATTGGATAGTCCATTCAGCTAACTGGGAAACAGCCGTTCCCTCAGTTATGATGCTTCGCGAGTACATGAAACCTAAAATGTCAGTTCGCTTTTCAAGAGCGAATGTATACCTACGCGACGATAGCACTTGCCAATACTGTGGTGATCATGTTGAAGCTAGGCATGCTACCCTTGACCATGTGTTACCTGTGTCTAAAGGCGGCAAAACCACTTGGGAAAACACCTGCACAGCATGTGGCCCATGCAACTCTGGTAAAGCTGATAAAACTAAAGGCTGGAAACCTAAAACCAAACCTTACAAGCCAGACTACTACGACTTAGTAAATAAGCGTAAGAAGCTAGGCTTCGATAACGTAAGGTTTAAAGAATGGTTACAATACATAGTTTAAAGAAAGTACTTTGGAAGTTATTAGGGTTTGCTAGTTTAGGCATGGCTTATGTTGGCCTTGTTACACCTGGCATTCCTTATAGTTGTTTTGTAGTCTTTGCCGCCTATTGTTTTGCTAAAGGGTCGCCAAAGATGCATGCCTGGTTATACAATCATAAGATATTTGGGCCGTTCCTAACCAATTGGAATGAGAAACGTGTATTCCCACATAAGATGAAGTTCTTCATGCTAGCCATGATGAGCTCCAGCTTGATCATTATGTTCTTTACAGGTGTTAAACCAATAGGCATATTAAGCACAGCTATATTCATGGCGTGTGTAGCAACTTGGGCATGGCGCTTTCCAGGAAGTGTAGAGGAGTACGACAAGCGCATTGCTGAGGGCAGGAAAATAGGCTGGTTCAACAATTCATTTTAAATAAATAAGAGTACTTAAACAAGGACTCTTATTATGAAGAAGATACTAGCAGGGCTATTCTTAGCTCTAACAGCGTTAGCTAGCACACAAGTATTTGCATGGAACCAACGTGCTCCATTCCCAGTAGATCAGTGCAAAGCACACGCACCGTACGGATTTCCACAAACAGCAGGTGTTGCACCTCTTTGCCAACAAGCATATCTAGTTGGGTATGATGCTGCCGCTAAATTACCAAAGTTTGTAACATATACACTATTGCCACAAAATGCACTAGGCTGTGTTGCTCGTACTAATGCGTTTGTAGCTAATCAATTTGTTCCAGGTGGCGCACGTCCAGATGACTACGCTGGTACAGGTTACGACAAAGGGCACATGAGTCCAGATGGTGACTTGTCATGGGATGTACAAGTTGAGTATGAATCATTCCTAATGACTAATATGAGCCCACAAGCAGGTTCATTGAATCGCGGCATTTGGAAACTATTAGAAACATCAGTACGCGGTTGGGCAGTACAACGCAATCAAAGCTACACAATTTATGTAGGTGGTGTGTATAATGCTAGCGACAAGAAAATTGGTCAAGGTGTAGTTGTTCCACACGGTTTCTACAAAATTGTTATCAACAATCAAACTAAAGAAATTGCTGGATGGGCATTTCCACACGTTGCTCCATATCCTAACCTAGGTAATGACTTGACTAAATTCCGTTTGCCAATCGCACAGATTGAACAAACAGCAGGTGTTAAGTTTGCTTACCCACAAGGTGCAGTTGAACTACAACCAGGTAAAGAATGGACAGTAGACTTTGGAGCTTTGACAAATGCTAAACGTGCTAAATGCGGTGCAAACGCAAGTGCAGACTAATCCAAATGACTACCCAGTCTATCCAGAAGACGATGGTTACGATCGCTTTCGCAATCCTTACAGCCCTGTATGAAGGGCTAGTAAGGTTTGGTTGTGGGATAGGAGGAATACCGTATGAAGAGTCTTGATCAACAATTATTAGAATCATTTAATAATCAGCTTACAACATTGTTGGATGATTGGAACAAAGTCAATCATCACGACAAAACTAATGGGCTAAGTCAAAAAGCTGTTAATGCTTATCGTCATGAGCATCCAGGTAGTAAACTACAAACGGCAGTTACAACTAAACCCTCTAAACTAAAAGCAGGAAGCAAAGCGGCCAAACGCCGTAAGAGCTTCTGTGCTCGCATGAGTGGCAACAAAGGCCCAATGAAGAAGCCTAATGGAAAACCTACTCCTAAAGCTCTAGCTCTACGCCGTTGGAACTGTGAAAGCGTTGAAGAAATGCAACAGATGATCTTAGAAGGCGAGAAGATGATTGCTGAGATCAAGAAAGGTGCCAAAGATAGCAATGGTTACACTCGTTGCTGGCCAGGTAAACATGCCGAAGGCACCAAGAAGGGCAAAAACGGTGGACAAGTACGCAACTGTGTGCCCAACGAAAGTGTGGCAGAAGGCCATGCAGATCAACAACGTAAAGTGTTTAAGAAGAATGGTACCCCAGTGGGCGAAGTTGGCATTGACCGTGAATCAAGTCCTGGTACTGGTCAGTACTATATGAAACATTATACTTCAGGCAAAGATCTAGCTGGATATGATTCCTTTGAGGAAGCTGTAGCAGAATTAAAGCATTGTATGAAGCAAGGTGTGGCGGAGGCAGGAGTTGATCCTAACGCACCGTTTGATTATGATGCTTGGGCTAAGTCTGGCAAGAAGCCTCGCCAACCCGGCAAAGCCGTTAAACAATTAGCACAACAAACTCGTGACGCTCAAAAGAAAAAATGAAAGCCTCTGATTTTGAAATACGCAACTACGAGAAACTAGATAGGATATTATCTAAATTATGTGCGTTAGTAGTTGAAGGGCAAAAGACAAGACCTGAGTATTTTGGTAAAGTTGCCGCGGCAGTATTAGATCCAGATAACAATTTAGTAGCACGATTAAACTATCCTTCAGATAACGGTAGAGTTCACGCAGAACGAGCCGCTATGGAAGCCTATGAAGAACAGTACGGTGACATACCAGAAGGCAGTATTATTTTAACAACACTAAGTCCCTGTAGTGAACATATGGATGAGCGTGACGGTCCTAGTTGTACAAATTACATTAACAATAGTATAGTTAAGAAAGTATATTGTGGTTATGATGATCCTACACAAGATGAAGACCAACGTGAGTTTAATATATTAGAAACTAAAGACGATGATATAAGAGAGCTATGCAAAACATTTGCTGAAACTTTTATACATGATGTTAATGAAAACTTTGCCGACGGAAAGAATCCCCAAGACAAAGGCGATAGCAAACGTTACCATGTTCCAACTAAGGGTAGCGTCAGTAGTTTACGTAAGTTTGCTAAAGGACATAGTGGTCGTGCCGCACAGTTAGCACATTGGATGGCTAACATGAAATCTGGTCACAAAAAATGAAACTCCGCGAGCTGTTTGAAACTAATGATCCATTAGGACAGATGCTAGGACAAAAAGGTCTAGCACCTATGCCTACTGGACCTTCTGAAATTGATCAAGCCAAGCTCGATCAAATTATTCAAAGACTCACCGCCGCTGAGACAGAACCTACTCCCGAACCTGCCACTACAACTCCAGTAGTCGATCCTAAGATAGCATCAAAGCCCGTAGCACCAATTGCTACTAAAACAGCACCTAAACAAACACAGCAAGCCGCCAAACCTAAAGTATATGTTCCAGTAACTGATAGCCCATTTGAAATATCAATACGTAAAGCGGCAATGGGTGCTAAGTTAGCTGGTGCAGAGCTTGCTGCCTTCTTAGGTCAATGTGCTCATGAAAGTGCTAAGTTTACGACTACTAAAGAGTTTGCAGACGGTAGTCAGTACGAAGGGCGTAAAGACTTAGGCAATGTTAATCCAGGCGATGGCCCTAGATACAAAGGCAGAGGCTTTATTCAAATAACGGGTCGTGCAAATTATACACAGGCCGCAAAAGATTTAGGTATTGACTTAGTTAATCATCCAGAGCTAGCAGAACGCCCAGATGTTGCTACTAAGGTTAGTTTATGGTATTGGAAGACTAGAGTACAACCTAAAATCAGTAACTTTAATAATACAACAGCAGTAACTAAAAAGGTCAACGGTGGCCTGCGTGGATTACAAAAACGCGAGAAGTACACACAAAGTTTTAAGGTAGCTAACAAATGAAAAAATTAATTGCAATTTTAACACTAGTAGTATTATCAGGTTGCAGTACAATATTAGATTATATTCCAAGTGGATGGGATGCTAACCAAGCTAAGGTAATTACAGATATACAGTTAGAAGTTAAACACTTTGATTGTAAGGCAGATCTAAAGCCACAAGTGGATCAATTAGCTCGAGATGTAGAATGGTTTGATATCTATGCTAAGACTAAGCCTACACGTGATATTGCTAAACTAACTGGTACTATTACTAATACAGTTAAAGAATTACAAGACCGCGTTGCTAAAGGACCAGTAAGTCCAATGTATTGCGACCTTAAGAAAAAGATTTTACAGCAACAAGCTGACATCCTTGCAGGTTCAGTACAGGGTAGATTTTAAATTTTTTACCTAGGAGATATAAATGGCTTTTTATATTTGGAATGGAAAAGAACACACTACTGAATTTAGTTGGATGCAAAATCCAGATGGGCCAGGGCTAGTCGCAATTCCACATGAAGACCATCGAACTATAGAGGAAGAAATTGTGAATCAAGATACTATATTAAAATATTACGAAACATTAACACCTAGTGATAGACAAGCATTAGTTGCCGCACTACGCACAGACGAGACTGCTGTCCAAGCACGTGAGCGAGCAGAACGAACAGCACGTAACAAAGCCTTAGGTGTACACACTGGCAAGACTATAGATGAATACAGCACTAGTGCTTGGCAGATCAAACAAGACTATCCAGATAGTGAAGATGGCCTATACTGGATACAAAATGACTCTATCAACAACGGTGATCCGTTTCAAATCTACTGTGATATGACTACACTAGGCGGTGGATGGACATTGATTGTACAAAATTCAGCTTGCGAGTGGCAAACTAATCAAGTCTTTTTACTTAATGAAACAAGTGCTCCTTCACAGTTAGTAGGATATGATGTACAATCAACTGACTATAACTACAGCATCTTAAGTTGGGCTGATACTATTAAAAGTGCAGAGTCAGGATTTGATTTTATGATCACTGCTCGCGAACACGGATCATTAGGCGGTGCGTGGACTGCTAATGAACCATACTCATTTGTACAGACTCTTGAAGGTGGCGCTGACATGGGTGACGCACAGTTAGGCACACCGGGCTGGCGTAAGAACATTACAGAACTAGCTCGTTGGGGTTATAACGGCAATACATGGAACTACGATGACAATGCTATGGAAGCACGTATGCCTTGGGTAGGCATTGGTATCAACTACGGTTGGTTAACTACAGATGGATTCCGTGGCGGATGGTGGGGTACATTAATCACCGGTGGTGGTTGGAATCCAGCACCTTGGTTAAGTACTATTGAAGGTGGCGACCGTCCAGGTGCTATCTGGTATTGGGTAAGATAAGGAAAATAAAATGAGTCAGGTACTAACAGAAATAATGAGCAGTGGTCATCCATGGTTTGCTGAACGTGCTCAGTATGCATTACAAGTAGGGCAAGCTGTACAGAATGGTGAGATGAGTGCTGATGAAGCTAGAGAAATACTTGCTGATTTGATTAGTACTGAGAAACTACAAGAAGCAGCCGCTGACCAACAGGCAGTTGCCGCTCTTGTGTTTGGTGTTACTCAACTTGCTGGAATGCTAGCTTAAGAGCTTCTACTAGGTCTTCAATCATTCCATCATCGTGGAATGGACTTGGAGCAAAACGTAATCGTTCTGTTCCTACATCAACTGTAGGATAGTTAATTGGCTGGACATAAATTCCATGTTCAGCTAATAGGTAATCACTCATCTTCTTACACTTCTTAGCATCGCCCACTAGCACAGGTACAATATGTTCTGTGGCACAATCCATAACTGTGATACCAGCTTTGCCTAAACGATGCTTTAACTTACGAGCACGTTCTTGATGCTTTTCACGTACTTCATTGTGCTCACGTAGATACTTAACAGCGGCCATAGCACCTGCACAACTAACCGGACTCATTGATGTTGTAAAGATAAATCCAGCTGCCACTGAACGGATACAATCTACTATATCTGCATCGGCAGCAATATAGCCACCTTGGACTCCAAACGCTTTGCCAAGTGTTCCATTGACTATGTCTACTTGATCTTGTAAGCCTAATTCTTCTAGTTTGCCGGCACCTTCAGCACCGTAAAGCCCTACCGCATGTACTTCATCAATATATGTGATTGCTTTATACTTCTTAGCCAGCTTGCATATCTCTGCAATAGGGCTAACGTCTCCGTCCATTGAGTAAACGCTTTCAAATACTACACAAGGAGTCTTTCCACGAGCAAAACTAACTTTGAGTTTCTGTTCTAGATCTTCTAAGTTGTTGTGTTCAAAGACAACTTTATCCGCACGGCTATGATTAATGCCTACAATAATTGAGTTGTGATTTTTGCTATCGCTAATAAATTCAATATTAGGAATGATCTTAGCTAGAGCAATTAATGTCCATTCATTAGCTACATAAGCAGAGCTGAACAGCAATGCTCGCTCTTTCTTGTGTAAACTAGCAAGTTCCCATTCAAGAGCTTTATGATAGTGACTAGACCCGCCAATATTACGTGTACCGCCCGAACCAGACCCTGTATGATCCAGGGCTGTGTGCATAGCATCTAGCACAACTTTGTGCTGGCCCATGCCAAGGTAATCGTTCGAACACCAGTTAACTATGTTCTTAATGTTATACGGTCCGTACCAAATAGCTGTAGGAAATTTGCCTGCTTCGCGCACAATGTCGTTAAACACGCGGTATTTTCCGTTATCTTTTAGCTCTTGTAGTAGTTTTTTGAAGGGTTCTTTGTTTATCATAGTGCAAGTATTTACGCTAAATACACACAGAGGATTCAAATAATGGCCGCCAACGGAATATCAACACTATCTACAAAACAAGCAAAACAAAAGGCAAAACTTGATTTAGCCAAGCTCAAGCGTCAGGGCTATACACTTGACGCGGCTGGAAACATTGTCAGCGGCCCAGATACAACTAAAGCATTTTATCGTGCTCGCAATGATTACGATCTTACAGAATTACCAACGCAATACAACGGCAATGGAATAACTGATAATCCTAATGTAGGCGGACTCGTAATAGGTCGTCCTTGGATTGTTCCAGTGGTTGTATTAGCAGGGAATATTATAATGGAAACCGGTGATGATTTACTGTTAGAAACCGGTGATCAAATTTATACAGAAGCATAAAAACAGGAATATATTATTATGGCAGGAACCAAAATATCAGCGTTATCGAGTTTATCAACACTAGCAGACGCAACAGTAGTCCCAGTAGTATCTAGTGGTACTAACTATAAGATGGCAGGCAGTGTTATTAAAACATCAATCAGCCAACTGAC